TTTTTTAAATCTTTGTGGAAATAATAAAAACACAAACACTTAAAACGAGATAGGTTACATTGAAGTTGTCACTTAAGACTCCAACCAAAATAGGAAGATCACACTTCATAACCGATCAAAATTAGAGTTTTCAACAATTGTTTTCCAGATAAAACTTAACTGTAATTATGTCTTATACAAAGCAGCCATTCGAGCTAAATAGCGTGTCTTATATGTATAAGCGATAAAAACTCCCATTAAGAAATATCCTTTCAGCAATTATGTACTAACTCAAAATATAAAATAAACAGTCTCTATAATATATGTAAATAACAAATTAACAAATTGCAGTGAAGAGACTTGACTCATCACAAATTAAGCAACTTGAGATAAAGAATATGTTAGACGATAAGAATTTGTAACAGCAGACGAGGAAATAAATCCTGTACCAAAATTAATACTGGCCACATTTGAACCAGGCGCTGTAACATCAAAATAAAGAAAATACACTGCTGGAGTAGTACTGCCATGAAAAATCACACCAGGTTGACGATTAAAAGCATTATAAGCAGCAGTAGTAGACATAATATTTGCTGGAGCAGCATTAATATAAGATGGTGTAATTTGAGCATTTATTGTAGCAATAGTACCTGCACCACTAGCTATAGACCATACAGCAGTAGGTGCCCATTGTAACATGAACATAAATCGTCCAGTTGTAATATTTGAAGGCATGTTCAAAACACCACCATCAAAAGAAGCTTTCAAATTACCTATTACTGCTGTCCAACTACCTGGAAATGTAGAAGGTCCATCAGGTGCTAATAACATAGCTGTAAGACCAGCATTTGCAATTGCAGAATTAAAATTATAACGATCTACAGCAGGAAAATCACTAACAATACTATTTAATGAAAATAGTGGTTTAAAACAAGCAATCTCATAAGATAACCATAACTCCCCAAGTATACCAGTAGTATTTGATTGACCTTGAGTCGCTAATTGGAAGTTACCCCAATGATAAATTCTTGCATCTTGATTGCTAGGAACAGCACCACTACCTGTCAAAACATTACGATGTTTGAACAATGTCTCATCAGGTTTACATTCTATAGCATGAAACATAGAATGATGAGGAGCACATGAAGTGGCATATTCATAATTTTCCATTTGTATTTTAGTTGTAAAATTTGGTTTGTTTGCGTTATATTCAGTTGAGAATACAACAGCACCTTGAGCATTAACACTATTAGCTGAAATAAGAGGTTTATATTCAACCATCATACCAATAATTTGGTATTCTTCAAAAGCATCAGCTAATCCATTTAACCATGGAAATAATAGTGGATTACCAGGATTTATTAAAAAACTTGTATTAGTAAAATTTACGGTAGGAGCAATATCTCCAACATATTCCCGATGACGAAACATGAAGGCTTGACCTTTATTTTGAATAACAGGAGGGCTGGTACCAGCAAGAAAAGAATTATTTTCTATAGGATAACCAGCAGTAGCAGGGCCCATATGTATAGGAACTTCTGAAGAATAATCTCCAGACCCAAACCATTTTTGAAATTTACCAGATAACCAATCACCTAATGAATTACCAGCACTGGCTAAGCCCTCACCAAGAGTAGCTTTTCTAATATAATTAGAACCAGCACCACCTTTCTTCTTTTTAGGAGGACCATAATCACCTTGACCAGACATTTTAAAGCCAGCTTGTGCTTGAGGATTTTTCTTAACACGTTTAACGTCCTTAATCACTTTTTTAACCGCTTTCTTTAACTTCTGTGGGGCAGACTTAGGCCCAGGATTGGGTTCAATACCTATTAAATCAACACCAGCTTTCTTTTTATTGCTATTTAACTTAGCATTAATATAACCCAAAGGGTAGAAATTTGTTTTAGTTGAACAGGTATCTTCAATATCAATAAGATTATTGGCAATTGATCTATTAATGGTAGAAACTTCTTTTTCATCATGAGTCTTAATACGACCTACCTCCTTAAAGGAAATAGGATTATTAATATTTGATTTGCAATCAACTTTACACTGAAGAGCATGTTTAGTCAGTTCTAATTGATCTTCATGACATTCCTCACACATAAATTGATCACGGGAAGAATTATACAATAATATTTCAGAAGTAACACCACAAACATCACAATCACGTGGACCAGGATGTGGCTCAACACCAATTAAACCTTCTCCTACAGTTTTCTTACGATCTGAACGAGGAGGTGGTATACGAGTAAGAACAGGGTGCACACGAAGCTTGATAGAAGTATTTTGAGTATACGTCGTATCAATAGATACGTTTCTATAATCAGAATAACAACGCATGCAGAAGACAAACCCATCAATAAAATAAACAGTTAATTGATGAGCTGTACGATCAATTTGATAAATGGGAAAGCACTTATCACACTTAGAACAAATTGGAGGGATAGAACAACTACTATATGAATTGTCTGAAGTAGTTAAAGGATAACTTGTCATGATTTCTCTTTTTAAAGAAGTTTGGATCCAACAGCTCAGCTGAACTATCTTTATTGCTATTTTCATAACAAGTATACAATAAATATAATTCATAATCACTCTTATCAAGTGACTGAATTTGTGACATTGACATGAATTCTCCCTTTGCGAACTCAACTGAACCGACTAAAGCCGGTCGTTCAGTACGCCATAAATAATTAATATATTGACTAATTATTGTTCGGGCTTCCACATTAGGCCAAGAATCAATTCGCAAAGCATAAGCACGCATCAAGTGCCAACGAACATCATCAAGAGTAGAGCCATATAATAAAGAACACAATACTTTTTGAGTATCTGGTTGAGGCAACCAGGTTCTATCTTGAAACACGAATGAATGTGATAAAAAAGTCACTTCATGTAATTTTCGTGCTTCCCAACAGTCAGTCTTAGTGGTTATACCAATTGAAGACCAAACAGCAGCTATAGTGGTTGCGTTAAACCAACCGACTATTAAATCAGAAACAGTGAAAGTATTATCATCACCATTTAAAGCTGCTTCCACATTATTCATAAAAAAATCATAAGTGGGATCAGCACCGAACTGTTTACGATATAATACTATAAACGCATAAGCGAAAATACGCTTCAAAATCATTGTATTATCAACAATAGTATTGGGAGAACCACTTGGGTTACCAGTATCCTTTTGGATTAATTCACCTGTTTCTAATACAATAACAGTATTTATAATACTATCATAAATAGCTAAATGCCTACGACGGTTTTCTGGAGTCTTATAAATAGGATCCAAGAAATCCCATCGTAGATCACGTTGGCCTTCCATCGCTTTCTTAAAAAGGGAAGAGTCAAATTCTGATTCATCAAGATCAAAAGCATTAGGATGCTTATTCAAACGGTTGTAGAGATTATCCCAACCACGGAAAAATTTTGTATTTCCTACAAATGACCAATAGCCATTTGAACCAGCAGCATCATAAAACTTCTGGTTTTGATCAACATACATACGATTACCAGCAACGGATAACTCAATCGGACTGGACGTAAATGTACGAATAGAATCAGCAAAAGCGCCAAAAAATTGGAGCTTAGAAATATTACGAAGTTCATCTTTACCAGTAGAACTCCAGATAGGCACTATATGATCAACATTAGCACCACCAATTACATCCCAATAATCATCAATTATATCGGGACGCTTGGTTTGTTGAAAAAATTCATTCTTTGAATGAAAATGTAAGTTAGCAGGGAAACCAACAGAAGATTGCATATTCATGTCAGCAAGAGCTTCATCTCGAGAAACAACACGAGAGTTCCCCATTGTGGGATGGAAATGCTTATAAACAAAATTATAAGACAAATTCCATGCAGATGAATCAATAGTTGGCTGTTCTTTATCATACTTTGCAGCAGATCGGAAACACGCCTCCCATGTAATCATCGGCCTACGATATTGAAATGGAATTGACAAATCAGATTGTTGTAAAAACAAATAAAATGAATGATTAATAATTTCTTTAGAACGGTAATTAGCAAAACGATTGACTTTAGTTAACCAATCAATCTTTCCACGTTTAAAGTTCTGCAAAAATAAACTTGAAGGGCCTGGCTGCCCCTGCTTAAACACTTCACGGGCATAGTACTTAGAATACCATTGCCTCCATGCTTGAAGACGAGGGACCAGGCTCTCTAAAAATTCCAAGAATATTTTTTAGCAATAGGTTCTATTGAGATAAAACCATTACCAATAGCAGAACCAAAATTATGAAAACCACAAACACCACCAGTAGAAGGATGTATAATCAATCCAGAACAATTTCCAAAATCAGAAGAAGCAGTATAAACAATAGTATCATTGTCATTAATCTTAGTAATAAAACCATGAGATATAGATAACATGCTATCTTCCATAGTAGGACGCCCACTTAAACAAACCAAATCTACTCTATCACCTACTACAGGTTTATGTAATTTATTATATGAAGTCAATTTACTACGAGCTTGAGCATCGCCACGAAATACCTTATTCACATCAGCACTTAATTCATCATTAGCACAAACTTCAAAAACAGAAAAATCTGGTATGACAAAATGAGAACCATCATGAAACCATAAAGTATATGTAGCAACAGTATTAATATTAGCAACTTTCTTATAAACATCACTAATATGCTCAGAAATAAATAAGCGACCTCTAACAAGTGAACAATTTAATGATTGAGTAGATAATATAACTTGTGGGGGATCTGTTGCAGCAGGAGCTAAGTTACCACTTGGATATGTTATCTCAATCCAACATAATGCTTTCGCAACCTGCCCAACTTTATATTGAGAAGAACCTGACATTTTAAATTCTTTAAACTCACCAACATAATCAATCAAAGATTGTTTATGTTCTTCAGTATTCTCTTGTGGAACATTATCCACTAAAGTAAATTTTTTACTACTTAGAGAATCTGTATAATTAAAACGTACTGCTTTAATTAAATTATTAGTAGACTCCTTTGATACAGGAGCTATTACTGGGAGTTCAATCGTAACTTTCTTCGCTATTTTCTTAGTAGTGGCCTTAACAGCTCTATCTTTTTGTTTAGAAAAACAACGAAAACAAATATCAAATTTATTCTCAATTAAGCGATCACACCCAACAGTAGAACATTTTTTTGTCCAATTATTTTTAAGAGCTAAACATTTATTACACAATGTAGCTTTAGGACTAATTTTAGCACTACAATCAGGAGTATTACATTTAATACGACGGTCTATATGATCCTTTTGTTTATAATTATCAGGATTTTGGATAATAGTTTTCTTATTAGCCTCATATAAGGCCATACGCTTATTAAATGCTTCTTGTAATTGTGCTTCACTATATCTAGTACTTGGTTTTTCACCATAACGTACGGTACTATGTATAGGAACAGCATACTTAGGATCAACTTCGTCACCAAAATGATCAGTATATGTCATTGTTGGATCATCCTCAAAATCGTCATGTTGACTATCAGCATAAGCTGACCGAGTATCAGAATTATCATCACGATTGTAATGATCTGGATAATCATTAATTAAATCAATATCTTGACCACTAGTAGAAGTTGACGGTACATATGGAGTTTTCTTACCATGACCAGGAGCATATCCAGGGTTTTGAGCTTTAGCACGATTTGCACGTTTACGCTCTTTAACTTGAATTGTCTGAAGTTTCAACTTTTCGCGTAACTCTAAAATTTGCAAAGCTAAATCAGCATGAACATCCTCATCTGGACAACAAGGCATTCGAATTACAATTTCCCCAGGATTATAGATTAAATTCAAAAAAGTAGAAGTAATCCAAGCAGTAAAAGCAATAGCAGCACCATTTAAAACAGCACTTTCTTTAGTAGGTTTTTCTGTAATGCTTGAATGATCTAATAGATTCTTATATTTGGGATCACCAGCGAAATAGGCATTAGCCACTTCAACTGTTTTCACTTTTTCAAGATGTTTCAATTCTGAAAAAATTGCAGCAACAACTATAGTAGCTGCATTAAATTCCTTAACATCAATATTTTTTGGTAAAATACGTTTAATAGGAATAGGACGGTCAAAAGGTTTCGAAACTTCAGCTATTAATGGAACATTGACCACAATAGGGGCAGATGGAACAGCTAACACTTTACGAGAACGTTGCCACCACATTAATATAACTAAAACAAAAACTAGCATAACAGCTACAAATAACCATTTAAGTTTACCTGCAACTAGTGAATGCAACTCATCATAATCATATTTAGCATTGAATTTCTGAAAATATTGTTTTAAGCTTTTATGTGTGCTAGGATCAACTTGTAATTGTTCTAATTCCAAATCATCCACTCCATCTTTACCTTGTAATTGTATACCCAAACCAATTCCATCATCAAGTTGTGAAACGACTGATTGAGCATGAGAATGATCACCAGCTAAATCTTTGCAATACGCAACATAAGCATCATAGTCAGCTTTTAATGCTGCAATTTCACCAGGAGATTTGTTGGTCAATTGATGTAATTCACAATATTTTTTCATACAATGAATTTGAGTTGTACAAGCAATAACAGTCTTTTTACCATTAGCTAAAGTAGCAATAGTTTTATGAGAACAAGGAATATTAGTTTGCTCGATAACAGTAGCAGCACGATCCGCTATTTTCTTGGTTGATTCAACAACTTTATCAGATATATTATTAGCTTTCTGGGCATTATCATCTGAAACAAAAATATTACTGATCAATTGAAAAACGCCAGTCAATCTAATCATATATGATAAGGCCTTTGTAAAATGAGTGTAAACATACATACCTGAATCACGACCATATTTAACTAATATAGGAACCATTAAAATCATAGCTATAGCATCAAATGTAGTTAATATCCAATCGACTTCATGATGACGAGCATGTTTAAACTTTTGCAATTGGTATTCTTTCACTTTATCAGCACTCTTTGGTTGAAAATTAAGAAATTCTTTTGACTCACTTGGAATAGGATGTTTAGTAACAAAAACATCAAAATCATTCCAAAAGTGTTCATCTTCAATTTCTTCTTTCTTAACCATAGCATTGAAAATACTTCTTGCAATAGAAATACAAACAGCAACCATAGCAATTTTGGCAATTCCACCAAAAGCATTAACAGCACTATCCATGATAACATTAGTTCGATTAGCTAAAGTCTGAATGGAATTCGCGGAATCCTCCACCCGAACACTAGTAGCAATAACACGATTGATTGCATAGCGACAACAACGGGTATACGATAAATAGATAACAAATCCAATGAGAACCAAGATGAGGGATACATACAATAATAAATAAACCAAGGGGAAATTAGTATTATGTGCTTCCACAATAGAAGCAACAATATCTCTAAGATGATCCATAGTTGCATTATTTAACGTATTCATTTAAAATTGATCGTCTTCAGTACCTTCTTCTTCTTCAGTAAAACCGTACGCGAATCGATCACCGCACCAAACTTTAATACAAATAAAATAAAATTTAAGGGGAGGATTGGATAACCAAAGACGTTCCGATATAAATCGAGAAACAATAGTAGATTCTTTACTAGCTACTTGGGGTTGAACCCGTAAATTAGATAATTGCTTAATTTTTATCAAGGTGTATAATTAAATATATTTATAATAAA